TTCCCCACCTCAAACTCCGACAGCGTCACCGCCCCTTGCGACAGCTTCACCAACTCCCCGCGATACTCAAACGGAATCAGCCCGCCGGTTCCGCGCGGATATTCGCCCCTCGGTTTCCGTTTCTTCGTCCAGCGAATAACGGTCGTCTTTGCGATGCCCAAATGCTCGGCAATCGCTGAATAGTTCGGCTCCCCGCTATCGTGCGCGATGCAGCGGCGCAGGATGCTGTAGGCTGGCTGGCAGGTCATGGGGTTTCCTCTTTGTCGTTGTAAGCCGGCAGCGTAGTTACTTCTTTTTCGCAATCCTTGCATTGCCACATCCTGACTGGCCCGTTGCTTCTGTAGCGCGTTACCTCTACATAGTCGTGACGGCCACCATTAAGGCAGTCTGCTTTCTTTGTTTCGTAGTCGTAGGAAATCGACGTGCGATATGTGAAAGTCCTATCACAATGCTGGCACTCCTGCTCATGCAATTCAGACTCGCTGTAGCCATATCCGTCGTCGTGATTTATTTCCGTATCTTCACCACAATACGGGCACTCTGCATCACTCATAACTCTCCCATCGTTGTTGTCAGTTCCGCGACTATAGTCGGTGCGCTATGGGGTGCGCAACGGTAGCCGACAGACGGCGCGCGTCGTTGATCGGCGTCAGGTCGTGCCGGCGAGCATCGTCACCGGCTGCGAACGGCCTGCCTCTTGCAACGGTGGTGCGAATGCCGCGCTTCCTTGCGTAGTTCCTTACCTGCGCCGGATCAATGCCAAGCCATTCAGCGACAAACGCAGCCCCGTGCGTCGGGTAGAACCGGCGCAGGAACTTGTCGGCTGGGCACTTCCAGACGTAGGCGCTCACGCAGAATGCGCCTGCATAATGCGCGCGACCGCCTCGGTGTAAAACGCCTTGGCCGCCGTGCATTTCTCGACAATCTTCGCCTCTAGCGCAGCGTCGCGCTGGTAGTGAATCGACGTGACGCGCATATGCTTCGGGATGTGGTCAACCATGTGCAGCTCTGGCTGTTCGTACCGCAGCAGTTCTTCCGGCGTGGAGACCATGCAGTAGGCCACCTCCCATGCCGGCACATTCCACAGCCGCATATAACCGCGACACTGCCATTCGTATTCCTTGTCGTGGCAATCCTCGACAACAACAGGAAACGTAGCCAGCGACCACGGCGACTTAACGTCGATTCCGCGAACGCCTGGAATGATCAGGTCGCACTCGCCAGTAATGAATTCATCCTCGCGTCGCTCGGTGTTCTTTGTCAGGCTGGTGAAGTTCACCTCGTTGTAGAGGACAATGGCGTCGTTCTCGACCGCAATGCCCTTTTCCATGTACTTGCTGGTGATTTCTTCCTGATAGCGGTAGACGCCTTGCTTTGCGAGGTCAAGCAGGTATGTCTTTGCGCCGACCGATAGCACGTCGCCTTTCGTCTTTGGCTCGGTCATGATCTTGCCGAGCGATGAGCAGCGGATCAGCAGGTTCATTCTTCGGACTCCACGACAACCGCAGGCGCGGGAACGCGGGAGGACTGTTCATCGGTCAGGGCATAGTCCGACAGCAACTTGTCGCGACTGAATGTGCCGGCTGCGACGGCTGCCAGTGCCTTTTCAAACCGTTCAGGGGACAGCGTTTCCTTGGCAGCGACCGGCGCGTCACGCACGACAACAGCCGCACCCATGTCGCGCGGTTCAATGTCCTGCGCTTCCTCGGTGACCAGCATCCCGCCGATGGCCGCAGGGAATGCCGCCCGCACGCCTTCAGCAATGCAGCGGGCGCGGAGCATGGCGCGCGGGTAGTTCTTCCAATTGTCCTTGTTCGTCAGTCCGATGCGCTTGGCTTGGTCAATCGTCCAAGCGATGCGGGCGACGCCCTGCGGGTGCGTGAATGTCGCTTCAGCCTTCGCGTCGGACAGCTCGTGCCATTCGACCTTGCCGCCGGCCTGCTGGAAGCGAGCCAGAACACTGTGCGTCTTGCGCGCCGCACGGCCTTGGATGATGTCGTAATCCTGCACGATGGTTGCCGGGTGCTGGCCTTCAGCCTGCGCAACCATCATCAGCGCAAGGGCTTCGTCCGGTGTCTTGACGCCGAACAGTTTTGACTTGGCCATTGCATTGGCCATGCGTTCCATCGTGTCGAGTGTTGCCAGTTCGTTGCTCATCTCTCTCTCCCGTTTGTTGTGTCGTGCGTCTAGCGCAGCGGTTGACACTATGCCGCAGCGTGGTTATTCTGTCAACGCTTTATCAAATAACCATAAGGACACGCCGATATGATGACAATCGAACAGATCAAGAAAGCATTGCGCGACCGACGCATGGACATGGTGGCGCGGGAGACCGGCCTGCACGTCAACACCGTGACCTACATCCGCGACGGGATGTCTAAAAATCCCGTCTACAGCACCCTGAAGGCGCTGTCTGATTACCTTGAGGATGACGGCAAAGACACCGAAGGGGAGTGATATGGCCCGTATCAGGTCAATCAAGCCGGAGTTTTGGACATCGCCGCAAGTCGTCGAATGCTCGCCGACTGCTCGACTGCTGTTCATCGGTATGTGGACATTCTGCGATGACTCCGGCGTTCATCCGAACGACTGTCGGCGGCTGAAAATGCAGGTTTTCCCCGGTGACGACATCCGCACGAACGACGTGGAATTGCTGGTTGGCGAGTTGATCGACGCAGGGCTTCTGATCGACTATCAGGTAGAGAACGTCGGCTATCTTCGCGTTTCTGGCTGGAAACATCAGCGAATAGAAAAGCCGTCATACAAGTACCCGCTGGAGTCTGGCGAGGTGCCGGCGCACAAGGGTGGCAGCAAATGATTCGCCGACTGCTCGCCGACTGCTCGCCGACTGCTACGCGACTCCTCACCCCCGGAGTGGAGTGGAGTGGAGTGGAGTGGAGTAAAAGCCCTTTACCGTCAAAAGAACTACTACACCCCACTACGGAGTATATGGGGGTGCGCCATGCGTGAATTGCGCACATACCAGACCGAAGCCATCCAAGCCATCCGCCAATCACTCGGCAAAGGCAAAAGGCGGCCAGTCCTGCAAATTCCAACCGGGGGAGGCAAGACCGCTACCGCTGGTGCAATCATCCGCATGGCAAGGTCGAAGGGTACGCGGGTGCTGTTCGTCGTCCCTGCCATCAGCCTGATTGACCAGACGGTAGAGTCATTCCGCGCTGACGGTCTGACCGACATCGGCGTGATTCAGGCGGACCACTGGATGACCGACCCAAGCAAGCCGATTCAGGTCTGCTCGATTCAGTCGCTATCGCGCCGCGACCTGCCGGAGAACATCGGGCTGGTCATCGTCGATGAATGCCATCGCGGGTTCAAGTTCCTCAACGACTGGATGAAAGACTGGTCGTCGGTCCCGTTTGTTGGCCTGTCAGCGACACCGTGGTCCAAGGGGATGGCAAAACATTGGGATGACCTGATCATAGCCGCAGACACGCAGCAGATGATTGACGCTGGCTACCTGTCGCCGTTCGTTGTGTATGCTCCTGGTCACCCTGACTTGTCGCAGGTCAAGATTGAACGCGGCGACTATCGGGAAGATCAGTTGGGCGCTGCAATGGACAAGGCACCGCTGATTGCCGACATAGTGCGAACGTGGAAGCAGTCAGGGGAGAACGAGCCAACCTTGCTGTTTGCGGTCAACCGTGCGCACGCGAAGCACTGCCAGCAGGAGTTCATTGAGAACGGCATTCCTGCCGCATACATCGACGCGAACACGGAAATGGAAGAGCGGCGGATTATCTGGTCGTGCTTTCATCGTGGCGAGTTCAAGGTGGTAGTCAACGTCGGGTGTTTGACGACGGGCATTGATTGGGATGTACGGTGCATCATCCTTGCGCGTCCAACACGTTCCGAAATGCTGTTCGTCCAGATGATCGGTCGTGGTCTGCGTACCGCTGAAGGAAAGAAACGCTGCATAATCCTTGACCACAGCGACACGCACCAGACGCTAGGGTTCGTCACGGACATCTACTACGATGAACTTGACGACGGGCGAAAAGACAAGTCGAAGAAAAAAGAAAAGGAGCAGCCGCTGCCGAAAGAATGCGAGAAGTGTCACTACTTGCGGCCAGCGGGCATTGCCGTTTGCCCATCGTGCGGGTACAAGCCAGAGCGCCAGAGCGACGTTGAACACGTTGAAGGCGAGCTGATCGAAGTCACCGCGAAAGCGAAAGCGAAAGCAGACAAGGCAACAAAGCAGCGGTGGTTTTCCGCGCTGCTCGGTCATGCAAAAGCGAAAGGATATTCGGAAGGATGGGCGGCGCACGCGTACAGGGATAAGTTCGACGTGTGGCCTAGAGGATTGGACGCTGTTGCTTCTTCTGTCAATGATGAGGTGCTGTCATATATCAGGCACATGAACATCAAGAAGGCGAAAGCAAGGGAAGTGAATGAAAGAGGATTGAAAAGATTGCAGGAGATTATCGAAAATGAGAACAAAGACAGTTGATGCAGCGCGAGGCAAGTGGTACGGAGTCCTGACCGCTATTGGTATCGGCGAGCAGTTTCTGCGCAACAAGCAAGGGCCATGCCCGATATGCGCAGGCGAAACGCGATTCAGGTTCGACGACAAAGACGGACAAGGCTCATGGATATGCAACAAGTGCGGCGCAGGGTACGGCATCGACCTAGCCATGCGCGTGCTTGGCATGGACTACAAGACGGCATGCGCGAAGATTGATGAGGTGGTAGGCAACGTCAAGTTGATGAGCGCGAAGAACAAGAAAAAGGACAACACTGGAATCATTGAAAAAATTGTCAGGGATTCAGGCAAGGCTGTAGACGGAGACGCATCGTCACGCTACTTGCAGGCTCGCGGGCTGGCTATGCCGCGTGGGATCAAGACGCACGCAGGCCTTGATTATTGGGAAGAAGGTCGGTCAATCGGAAAGTTTCCGGCAATGGTGGCGCGCATATGGTCGCCAGAAAATGAACTTGTAGGCATCCACGTCACCTACTTGGACGGAGACAAAAAGGCCGACGTGCCATCGCAGCGCAAACTGTACGGAAAGAATGACGGCGCGATTGTAGGTGGTGCCGTTCGTCTGTTTGACCGTGCCGAAAAGATAGCGGTAGCAGAAGGGATAGAGACGGCGCTAGCCTACCATGCGATAACGGGCACGCCATGCTGGGCGACAACGAACGCGATGATGCTGTCACGGTTCCTGCCACCTGAAGGCGTCAAGCACGTCATTGTGGCTGGCGACAACGACGCGAACTACTGCGGGCAACATCACGCATATGCGCTTGCCGACCTACTAGTCAGGAAGGGCTATCAGGTGGATGTGGAAATCCCAGCGACAAAGGGTGCTGATTGGTGCGATGTTCTTCAGATGATGAATGCGGCGGTGACGAAATGAGCCGGCACAACTTCGTAGCCTACACTCCGAAAGGCTATAACCGCATGATGCAGGAGATACGGCAGCTAGCGCATGAGTCAATCCCTGCCGGTCATTCGCTAATCGTGACCGTGGAGGTTGACGACGGCCCGACAGCGAAGATGCGCG